GCTTGCTAGATAGTGCCCCACTTTGGGTAATTAAGGATAGATCTGGCAAATTTCTAACTACCAATCTATTTTTAGCATCCAGTGGTGGCACTTGAATATCAGCCACAGTAGTAAGCGCAGAACTTTTTGCAATGTAAGTTGCTGCGCGAGCAACCAATGCAGCGGTAACGGTTGCCGTCCTTGTAAGTGCAGAACAGTTGCCGAGCGCGCAGCCAAGCATGGTCTTTGTACATCTCCGGCCTGCGGAAATGTTCAAGCCATTCCTTTACGTCTGCGGGGCCAGTTCCAGGGTCATCAAGCCAGTCGTCTATGTGCAGCATTTATCGCTCCTTGGTTATGCTGATCTTTCGACAAGATGCAATTTAGTTTCTTCGCCGCTGAATCTGGTTATGCCGAGCAACTGCTTATCTGTTCCGCCGAGCATTACCCGTTTGGCCTTTTCCGCATCACCGATCAATATTGGCTGTGCGATTGCGTGGCCTTGCTGCGCGTTATGCGACTCTACAATTCCAATAAGCTTCGGCTGATATTGCGGAACTTCACCACGCGCTTTAAACCCTCTGTAACGGTTTTCAAACTCTTTAGCGACGAACGGCCATTCATCTTCGGTCTTAGTTCCAAGCCCAACCCAACCGCCCATTTCATGCAGAACTACATGAATTAGCGGATCGTCAAACACCACTGTTTCATATAGCCCAACGCTACGCAGCGCTTTATCAACTTTTGCCCATGCTGACAGCGCTGAATCTTGAGTTGACCCATGCAACATGCGGATAATGTCCGCAATTTTCGGCATGAACTGCCCGGTGTCTGTGTTGCGTAAATGACGGCCTAGAGCCTCACGTACAGCCGATAATTCAAAGTCGTGCAGTCCTTGCCAGTAAAGAGCAATCGCGCCGTCTGATAGCTTCTTTCCGTACTGTTCAGACACCACTTGGATAATGTCCGTGAATCCATCAAAATCAGCTTGTTTCATTTGCTTGCACTCCAAATAATCTTGCTCTTGCGCCCTCTCGGGCTTGGTCGTTGCTTGATTGCGTAGACATTAAGTTATTTTTTTTAATGGCTGGCAAAAATAAGCCCGCATACCCGTTTATTGCTGAGTTTGCCAAGGCTCCCTCGTAATCCATTCCAGAATCACGCCATGCCTCCAATTTATCCACCTGCGCTTTTTGCTGCTCAAAAGACATTTTTTTTCTAGACTTAAGCCACATATCCCACATCGCCCTGTCAATCCAGTCAGGCGGAACAAATTCTTTTGTTTTAATTTCGGCCTTGGCCGATGGTTTAATCTTTTCTACTTCTACTTCTACTTCTACTTCTACTTCTACTTCTACTTCTACTTCTTGCTTACAAGCTCCTTGCAAGTTTTTTGTGTGGTTATCCCTATATTTCAATAGATTAGGAATTTTTACTGTCATGTCATCATTGCATCGTTGAGTAAACATCAAGCCAACGTCAGAACAACATTGAGATAAGAACAGGAATTTTTTAGTGCTAATATTTGCTTGACGACCCCATCTCGATAGGCTGTAGGTCACCTCATGCTTATCTGTTGAATCAATAACTTCTGCAACAATTTCTAGCATCTTGAAATAGAATCCGTAACCCTCCAAACCGGCTTTATCTTCCAACCTGGATAGACGCTCATCATTTCGAGCATTGGATTGATGTTTAAACCACTTCATTAAAACGGTTCCCGACCATTCATTACCTGAACCCACTTATTCGATTCTTTTGTGTCATTCCGAACAAAAGTATCAAGGCGGTCTAACATAAGACCGTTTAAATGATCGGCGAGCGCCTTCACTTCTTCTGTTGACATTGGTGGAACGTGGTTTAGCGAATTGGCAATGAAGTCAATATGAGAGCTTAAATAAATACCAATTCCTGAGAGAGACGCGAATAGACTTTGTTTAGCGCTGGAGAGTGCGCTTGATTCCTCCTCATGACAATCGCAGCACAAGGTTACTAGAAATTGTTGTTCATCTACATAATCCCAAGGTTCTAAACCTTGAACATAATGTGTGTGATGAACGTGAAGAGTGTTTTCTGTATTTCCACATGACCGACATGCCCATTCATCTCTTTCGAGTATTTCTAATCTCAACTTCTGCCAGCGCGGGTCTTTAAGTTTTTCTCCGTATGCTGTTTTGGTATAAGGCTTAGTCATCTCAATATCCTTTGTGAAAGCGGTGCAGGAGCAACCCGCACAGGTTAAAACCAATAGGAGCGCATAAGGTTAAAACCTTGTCGCCTTCACAAAAGATACTGATTGATTGCATTTGATACGCTCCTTGATTAGTCGGATTGCGATCCCGACACAACCACTTTAAAACATATTTAATTTTAGCGCAAGTACAAATTAATATTTCTTGTATTCAAAGTCAGTTTGCTCGTAAGCATCGCGTGGTGTATTTGGTGTAAACAAACTGCCTTGCGCCTTGTGCTGCTCGAATCGAGCTACGCCAGCTTTGTAGTAGTCCTCGTCTAGTTCGCACAATGTCAGGTCATAGCCGAGGTTGTGGCAGGCTATGGCAATACTCATTGAGCCGCCATGTGTATCTAGGATGCGCTGACCGGGTTTGGCATATTTATAAAGCACCCACTCATAAAGCTGTATAGGCTTCTGGCATGGATGAACCTTGTCGCCAGTCCGGTTGTCAAATTTAAACAGTTGAGCGGGAGAATCGAACGAAGTCCACGCCAATTCTATCTGGCTAAAGTTTTCCCACGGCTGAACTTTGTCCCAGCACAATATACAGCGAGAAGGAGGAAGCGGGAAATAATTTCCGCCCCAAATAATTTGATTTTCCGAGACTCTGCGGAGTTCTGCGAAATATTCATCACTTGGGATTGCGTTGTCCCATTCACAATTTGATGTATTTAAAGCGCGGTCTTTTAGTTTCCCGCCGCCGCCATTAAGTCTCTTACTCCCTGCCAACCGTTGGCAGGGAGTAGCCGCCATTTTTGGAGCATTTATTCCGTATGGAGGATCGCAAACCGCAAGCGGAAAAGCCTTATCCGGCAATCCAGCCATGTATTCCATGCAATCCATATTAAGCAAAGTTATTTCTGGCTTTAAACTCATCGGTTGAACCACTCAAAAAAAAGTACAAACAAACTCCACCAGGTAACCCATGCCGTTACACACAGCATGGTACACGCAATCCAACCCCATCCAGTTTCAGTTAATCCGTAGTATGTTTTCATGTTATTCATCTTTCGGCTTAAGCCCGTGCTTCGATAACACTTTGACTATAGTGGCTAAACTATTCCTGCTCAGACTTGGGAATAGCAATATATCAAACTTACTCAAGTTAACAAGCTTGGCTACACTCGTGATATTTTGAAGTGCTAACCCGCGAATAATACGACTTTCTCCTTCAAATATCTCATCCAGCGTTTTCATTGTGGGAGGCTTGACAGCTTCAAACTCATCAAAAGACGGAATATATTTTGCATGTTTAAATGCTAATAATTCTTCATAAGAATCAAATTCAATTGTTATTTTCATTTATACCTCCTCAGACCAGCAGTTCGTCCAATTC